TATTTTCAGAAGTGACGTATTTAACAATAAGCAGTTCTCTCTAGCAATTGTTGAATACGTCACTTCTGTAAATACTGCTAAAGCGTCTTGTACTGAAATCCCTATAGTACCTAATTATATTGCCTTATGCTTTTTAAAAATTGCAGAAGGGTTATCGCATAAATCCAATTTCATTCGATATACGTATAGAGAAGAAATGGTAATGGATGCAGTTGAAAATTGCTTAAAGGCAATTTATAATTATGACATTGATACTATAACCCGTACTGGTATGCCTAATGCCTTTGCGTACTTTACTCAAATTTGTTATTACGCATTTCTTCGAAGAATTGAAAAAGAAAAGAAACAACAAGATATCAAACTTAGATGGATTGATAGGGCAGGGTTTCAAGAGTTTGTCGAAGAGAACGATGATTCGTCAGATCATGAACACAGCTTTTTTGACGATCTTCGTAATAGAATAGATCGTGTTAGAGATACTGATCGTGAGTTAAAAGAATTTGCTAAGAAGGAAAAACGTGCTAAGGTCGAAATAGAAGAAGATGATGAGTATGGTGTTGAAGAATTTATGGGTAACTCGTTTCAATGAAAATTGCTATAATTAATGATACTCATTGCGGTATGCGTAATTCTTCTGATATTTTTATTGAATATCAAGATACCTTTTATACTAAAGTATTTTTTCCTTACTTAAAGGAAAATGGCATTAAGCAGATAATACATTTGGGTGATTACTTTGATCATCGTAAATATATTAATATGAAAGCTCAAAACGCAAATAGAAAAATGTTTTTAGATGTCTTGAAAGAAGAGGGTATTCATATGGATATCATTCCTGGTAATCATGATGTATTTTATAAAAACACTAATGACCTTTGCACACTAAAAGAACTATTGGGATATTACACATCAAACATTAATATCGTAATGAAACCGAAGGTACTCGATTACGACGGTTGTTCTATTGCGTTGCTTCCATGGATTAATTCTGAAAACTATGTCGAATCTATAAATTTTATTAAGACTTGTAAAGCATCGATACTTGGTGCGCACTTAGAATTAATTGGATTTGATATGATGAAAGGTATGCCGAACACTCATGGCATGACCACTGAAATCTTTGATAGATTTGAAATGGTGTTATCTGGGCATTTTCATACTAAATCAAGTAAGGGCAATATTCACTATCTAGGTTCTCAAATGGAGTTTACTTGGGCTGATTGTGAAGATCAAAAATATTTTCACGTACTTGATACTGCAACTCGTGAAATTACTCCAGTAAAAAATCCGTATACTATGTTTGAAAAACTGGTGTACAACGATGAACAAATAGATTATAATAGCTATGTAGTACCAAACTTAGACAATAAATTCGTAAAGGTAATTGTTGCTAAAAAGTCTGACCCTTATATATTTGATAAGTTTCTTGATAAGTTAAATGATCAAGAAATTCACGAGTTAAAAATTGCTGAAACCTTTGAAGAATTTATTGGTGATAATGTTAATGATGAATCAATATCTGTTGAAGACACTACGCAGCTTTTAGATTCATATGTTGATGCTGTTGACACTACATTGAATAAACCTATGTTAAAGAGCTTAATGCGTAATCTTTTTGTTGAAGCTCAATCTATGGAAATTACATGATAAATTTTAGATCTATTACATGGCGTAATTTCTTATCTACTGGCAATGATTCTACGACTATCCAATTAGATAGAAGTCCTACTACGCTTATTGTAGGCCATAATGGCTCAGGTAAAAGTACTTTACTTGACGCATTATCATTTGCATTATTTGGTAAACCACATCGTAATATCAATAAGCCGCAATTGATTAACACGATTAATAATAAAAATTGTGAAGTTGACGTATCGTTTGACGTTGGTGTACATAAGTTTATTATAAAGCGAGGATTGAAACCAAACAAATTTGAAATTTGGCAAAATGGCAATATGATTAACCAATCATCAGATGCTAAAGATTACCAAAAGTATCTAGAACAAAACATACTCAAATTGAATCATAAATCTTTTCATCAGATTGTGGTTCTTGGTTCTTCATCATTTATTCCTTTTATGCAATTGCCAGCGCAGCATCGTAGAGATGTAATTGAAGACTTGTTAGATATCCAAATATTTTCTAAAATGAGCCAGCTCTTAAAAGAAAAAGATTCTAAACTAAAAGAAAAAATAAACGATATTACTTATCAATTAGATCTTACTAAAGAAAAGATTGTACTTCAGCAAAAATACATTCGTGATATTAACGAACTGAATGATGAACAGACTAAAATAAAGACACAAGAAATTGATACTATCAAGACTGAAATATCCCAGTTAGAAAACAGCAATAGCTCTGCGCAAGAGTATATCTCTAATAACTTAACGTCTCTTAATTCAACATTAAAAACGAACACTTCAAAGAAAACCGAACTAATAAAGATTGAAGCTCAATTACAGCAGCAAATAAAGACTATAGTAAGTGATGCAAAATTTTATGAAGAAAATTCTACGTGTCCTACGTGCACGCAAGAAATTCCTCATAATATTCGTGATACGAAATTGGATCACTCTAAGTCTAGAGCAAAAGAACTACATAGCGCTTTAGAATTACTAACAACAAAGTCTGAAAAATTAGAAGCGTTGGTGACATACACAAATTCTGAACTAGCGCATTTGCAACTATTGTCTAATAGTATTACTACAAACAATAGCATTGTAGCTCAATCTAGAAAACGTATTAACGTGTTACTTCAAGAAATTGCAGCTCTGAGTAATAACCGTGAAGATTTATCGAATGTAAATTCTGAGTATGCATCTTTACTTGATTCAAAAACATTACTCTCTGAAAGTAAAAACACTCTCTCTTCAGAAAGGTTGTACATGTCAGTTGCTGCTGAGATGCTAAAGGATACTGGAATAAAAACAAAAGTTGTTAAGCAGTATCTACCAGTTATGAATACTCTAATTAATAAATACTTACAAGTTTTAGATTTTTTTGTTTCATTTAATCTTGATGAAAGCTTTAATGAGACTATTAGATCTAGGTATCGCGATTCGTTTGTATACGCTTCTTTCTCAGAAGGAGAAAAGCAACGTATCGATTTAGCATTGCTTTTTACTTGGCGGCAAATTGCTAAAATGAAAAATTCTACTTCAACTAACTTATTAGTTTTAGATGAAACCTTTGATTCTTCTCTTGATCATGATGGTGTAGAAAATTTAATGAAAATTCTGAACACACTAGATGCTAGTACGAACGTGTTTGTGATATCACACAAAGGCGATTTGCTTGATGGCAAATTCCGGAATAAGATCACGTTCAAAAAAGATCACAACTTTTCTAAAATGTTATTAATTGGAGATTGATTATGACAAGTACAGATGATAAAATGGTAACAATAGGCATAGATGTAGATGATCATGAATTGTTTGAGTTAATGAAATTGGCTCATGCCAGGGATATTACCTTTAACAAATTAGTTGAAGAAATGCTGCAGGAATATATTGATAGCTGTACAACACCATAAGTTATTGATTTCATTAACATTAATATTTTGCCTTATGAATCAATAACTTAGAAAGGCAAAATCGTTACAATTTATTACAATTCTTATTTCCTTACAAATCAATAACTTAGAAAATCCGCACTCTAAGTTATTGATTCTATTACAAAAAATAAATGAAAATAAATTGTACATATGCATTTGATGGGTATATAATGGTATCATCAAATGGAGATAGTTATGGAAACTCAGTCTAAGTCAATATTGGCCCGTCTGCTGGCCAATGAAAATGTTACCGTGCAACGCGGTAACTATAAGACAGCTTTTTTCGATGTAGAATCAAGGGTGCTTGGCCTTCCTTTATTTACTAATGATTATGGTTCTGATGTTGAAGATCTTTTTATTGGTCATGAAGTCGGTCATGCACTTTTTACACCAGCTGATGGTTGGCATGATTCTCCAAAAGAAATGCAAATACCTCGTTCATTTTTGAATGTCGTTGAAGACATTCGTATTGAACGTAAAATTCAGGAAAAGTATCCTGGATTAGGTACATCATTTAAAAAAGGTTACAAAAAATTCTCTGACCTTAATTTTTTCGAAACTCAAGGTCGGGACATAAGTCAATATAGCTTTATTGATAGATTGAATTTGAAATCTAAATTGCGTACCTTTATTGATGTAGACTTTTCTTCTGAAGAAAAACCATATGTTGACATGGCAATGGCATGCGACACTTGGGATGATGTAGTAAAAGCAGCAAAGGCAATACACGATTACATGCTTTCTAAAAACGAGAAAGATACTTTAAAAAATCCAGAACCAGAAAGTTCTGAAGATGATTTTTCTGATGAAAATGTAACAGAATCAAGTTCTGATTTTTCTAATGAATCGCCTGAGCAAAGTGATGACACTGAAAGCAGCAATACTGAAACTAAGCCAGATGACACTGAAAGTAATGATGCTGAAAGTAAATCAGATGACACTGAAAGTAATGATGCTGAAAGTAAATCAGATGACACTGAAACTAAGCCAGACGATGCTCAACAAGCTGCAGCTGAAGAACCTGAAGAAAAAAGTGAAGAGTTAGTATCTAAAACTGATGAAGCTTTTCGTAAAAATGAAAACCGACTTATTGAAAATAATAAAAGCATGCAACCAGCATATGTTGCACCAATGAGTCGCAAAATATTTAACAATATGCTTATACCGTATAGTGAAGTAAAGCATGCGCGTAGCATAGAAGCTAATCCTCATGGATATAAAACTATGGGTACTTATGAGGAAGCAATTAGGGATTATCCTAACTTTATAATAGAAACAAAAAAAGTAACATCGATTTTAGTAAAAGAATTTGAGATGCGTAAAGCAGCGTTTAGAACATTACGTGCTACTGAATCTAATTGTGGATCTATTAATGTAAATAAACTTCATAGTTACAAATATGATGATAACATATTTATGCGAGTTACTAGTCTTGCAGATGCACAATCACACGGCATGGTTATGTTAATTGATTATTCTGGTTCTATGGCTGGCATTATTGGTCAAGTAATAATTCAAGCGTTGAACTTGGCAATGTTTTGTAAAAGAGTTAATATACCATTTGACATATATGGATTTACAGGCGCCGATGGTTCTGACCGTCCTAAAATTGTAGGTCTTTCACCTGGCGAAATTAACAACTCTGAGACTATTAGAGTATTCCATCTTTTAGGTTCTTCGTTTAATAAAACAGAATATGAGGAAGCTTACAGAGAATTGTTTGCATTATCAAAAATGAACCATTGGTCATTTTCTCGAGTAGAGGCTTTAGGTTCTACTCCATTGGATACAGTTCTTCTAGGGTTCAAACATATATTTAGCGATTTTAAGTCTAAGTACGGTGTGCAAAAATTAAACTTTATTGTACTTAGTGATGGTGCTTCTTCGCCGATACGTGTGCACACTATTAACAATAAAGAAGTGTACAATAGCGTTTACAGTAGTACTTTTGCATTAGATTTTAATAATAAGATCCAAACTGTTAAGCACAATAATATTACTGAGGTATTGATTTCCGAATATAGCAAAATGGGTATTAATACTATATGCTTCTTTATTGCTGAGAAAAACTCAGATGTAAAAAATTGTGCTTGGATGGTATCGCTTGATAAATATGACTGGAATGTGCGTCAAAATATAGCAAACGATATTCGCGCAGCGTTTCGAAAAGAAAAGTTGAAGCTTTATGAAAATGTATGTGGTTACAATAAGTTTTTCATATTAAAAGGCGATAAAGAATCTTTGGATACTACTATAGAAGATCTTGAAATTGGCGCTCATGCTTCTCGCTCACAAATACGTAAAGCGTTTTCAGACTATTCTTCTTCTAAAAAGATTAGCCGTGTTCTGGCTAGTAAATTTGCCGAAGCTGTGGCATAACGTAGCCATCTCAGAGACACTTTAAAGTCTATCTAATAGGTCCATACCACCCTGAAATGAAGTGTCTCCAGGGGCTCTCAGGAGCCTCTGGATGTGGTCCTCTAAGTTATTGATTTGTATTGATATTTATTTTTACGCTCGTTACAATTTATTACAATTCTTATTTCCTTACAAATCAATGGCTTAGAGATACATTGTTATAACTTATTGATTCTATTAATAAAAATAAATTGTACATATGCCATTAACTAAAGTATAATGGTACTTATAAATTGAATTGAACTGGATACCCTATATTATGAATAGCATGACTCAAGAGTTACTTAAAGCAATTGCAGTACAATACCCAGATCGTTTTAGCTGCGAATTTTCTCCTAAGGAAATTTTGCACGTTTCGCGTGCATTAGGCTTTCAAGATAATGTCACATATAAGTACATTACTTCTCAGCCAAAGATGAGTCGTGGTATATATAAACTCGAAGCTTTGGTTTTGCCTTTCAACAAAAAAGAAACTAATACGATGTCAGTACCTCAAGTAGTTTCCATTGTCAATAACGATATTTTTGTTCCTCAAAAAGATGAGTCGTTTGTTGCATGGGGACATTGCAAAGATCTATCAATGATTGTTCAATCAAAAAGTTTTTACCCTGTATATATTACTGGTCTTTCTGGTAATGGTAAAACTATGATGGTTGAACAAGCTTGTGCAAAAACAAATCGCGAGTACATTCGCGTACAAATTACTCCTGAGACAGATGAAGATGATCTAATCGGTGGCTTTCGTTTGATAAATGGTGAAACAGTCTTTAGTAAAGGCCCAGTTATCAAAGCGATGGAAAAGGGCGCAGTCCTTCTCATCGATGAAATAGATCGTGGTTCGAATAAAATCATGTGTCTCCAAGGAGTACTCGAGGGTAAGCCGGTGCTTATCAAGAAAACAGGCGAAGTCATTTCTCCATCATATGGCTTTAATGTGATCGCAACAGCAAACACAAAAGGAAAAGGCTCTGACGATGGCCGCTTTATTGCAGCCACTATTATTGATGAAGCTTTCCTAGAGCGTTTCACTATTACTCTCGAGCAACCATATCCAGGAATGACAGTTGAGAAAAAGATTGTAATGAATCACATGCTTAAGTTTGGATGTGTTAACCCAACGTTTGCTGATAGTTTAACAGTATGGGCTGAAACTATTCGCAAAACTTTTGAAGATGGTGGAGTAAATGAACTTGTATCTACTCGACGGCTCTGTCACATTGTGCAAAGCTTTTCTATCTTTAAAGATGAGAAAAAGGCTATTGAACTTTGTGTATCGCGATTTGATCAAGATACAAAAGAAGCATTCCTCGATCTCTATAGTAAAATTGCAGTGCCAGTAGAAACAACAATTGATAATAATTCACAAGTGATTGACGATATTTTGGAGAGTATATAAATGGCTATTAGTTATAAATTTAATGAAAAGGCTTTGCTAGAAGAACTTCAAGCATATATTGATACAACATATGATTCGCATTATTCAACTGGAAAAATCCAAGCCACTGAAGACATTATTGATGATGGCCATGGTATTGGATTCTGTGTTGGCAATGCTAAAAAGTATTTGAAACGATATGGTAAAAAAGGCGAAAGTCCAGTTGAATGGCGTAAAGATCTTACAAAGGTTTTGCATTACGCATTAATTACTCTATATGTTCATGATACTCTGTATGGTGAAAAAGAAGATACAGATACAGTGTACTTTACAGACAATTTAGGTTATAATGGATACATGAATTCGACAATGGATTTTTCGGCTTCATATCCATATACACTAACAACTACTGTACCAACATTTTCCAGAGATCAAGTAAATTATGAAACTAAGTGATCAAACTCTAACACTATTGAAAAACTTTGCAAGCATTAACGCAAACATCGTAATGAATCCAGGCACTGTTATTAAAACAATGTCTGAATCTAAAACCATTATGAGCCAAGCAACTATTACTGAAGACATTCCTTCTAGGTTTGGCATTTATGATCTTAACGAATTCTTAGGAGTTGTCAATATGTTTGATTCTCCTTTGCTTGATTTTGATCAAAATATGAAATTTGTAAAAGTTTCTGAAAGCAATAAGTCTGTTAAATATTTCTTTTCAGATACGAGCATATTGACTTCTCCTACTAAAGATATTACTATGCCTCCATGTGAAGTAACCTTTACACTTACTTCTGCTGATATGGCAAATATTCGTAAAGCTGCTTCTGCACTAGGCGTGACTGATCTTGTTATTAAGACTTCACCAAATGAAGTTGCAAAGTTGGTAGTCACAGATACTGAAGATGCTACTTCAAATACTTATGAAGTGGATATTACTAATTGTTCTGCGGCTGGAATTACTTGTAATTTTGTATTCAATATTTCGAATTTCAAGTTCATCAATGATGATTATGACGTTTCAATTTCATCTAAACTTTTATCAAACTTTAAAGCTAAAAATAACCCTGTGCAATATTGGGTAGCTTTAGAGAAAAAATCAACGTTTGAGGTATAACTTATGGCAGTTCAAGAAGACGGCTTGTCAGTTGATGATTTAATGAATGTGTTGAAAATTATTAACACGTCAACTGAACGTGGAGCATTTAAGGCGAATGAATTATCTTTTGTAGGAGGCGT